CTATTTGAAATATTGTTTTAGTTGACATAATATTTAGTCCGTATAATATGTAAATTAATTTATGTGCTGAGCATTGCAAAAATGAATAGCTTTTGACCGGTCAAACATCGCAAAGCTTTTACCCCTGTTTTGTTGAAATCGAATTAGGGCTGGCATTAGATCGAGTCTGCCATTATTATAATGTCATCTCCAGCAACAGCATTAGCAACTGATTCAGATAATGTCCACGGTGAAGACAAAGAGCCATCACCTCCACCTATTGCAAGACTTGATACATAATAATTTGCCATACTTACCTATCTCCAGTCTCTTTCTGTTCTTCTTTGTTGTCAGGTACATCCTCCTGATTTTTCAGGGCTTCGATTTCTTTTTTCAGCTGTTCGTTTTCTTGAATCAACTGCTCTACCTGCCCCTCATATCTGATGAGAATCTGGCGAAAATTGTTAAGTGCTGCTGATACGTCTGCAGTAGTTGTGTCGTACACTGCTCTTAATGATTGCATTACTCCTCCTTTTACCATTGTATCCATGTATTACCTGTATACCATCTGACTCTGCATAAAAACATTTGCAGTAAATTACGGATTATATAGCCCATGCTCTCCAGCGATCCACCATGTGTTCGCAGTTATACCATCTGCTGTTGCAGTCCCTTCACATATCAGATGGAAATAACGCTTAGTTGCGTACCTCATCCATGTTCCATCACCTGGATCAATATTCCATCCTAAAGCTATATCATATTCACTTGGATATGGATCGGCGCTTACTATTTTTAAAAATATTTCATCACCTGGAATAGCATTTTTAAGATACACATCCACTCCACCAGTCATATTGGTAGTTATATAGAATCTGGAAACTCCTGGATAGTCATTCAAATCAATTATCTGTGGGTCTGTTGTTATATTGATTGTCGCAGCGCCGCCTACATTGCGCCTTGACATGACTACCCTATTACCACTGATACCAATATCTCCATTTGTGGAAAACCCACTGTTGGAAACATATATATCATTGAGCCGAGTAATATTTTTAAGCATTGCGCCTATGCCGCTACCTGCAGTTTCTCTGTCAATAACATCCCAGGCAGCTCCCCCTCTATCGATCATTTTTAGTTTATTCCATATGAACAAATCACCCTTTATTGATAGAGTCCCATCGATAGGAGTTACATATCTACAACTTATATGATCTCCGCCGAGGGCTAAGCCTGCATCAGTAATATTTGGAATATATGTGCTATCATCTTGGGCCCACCCGCTCGGAGTGCCTTCGGCAACTGGCGTGGCATCGTTCCATGCTTTCCAGCCAGTGAATTCCTGGCTCAAAAACTGTTTCACGAATAGCGTGAATGGTGCATTTTCGCAATATACTTGTAATTTAGCTCCGCCGTAGGTTCTGTCGCTGGTATTATACAATATTCTGACGTGCGCTATCGTTCTTGTTGAGAAGCAATTGCCTCCTATTACAGATACATTATTGACGCCATAAGATGTGGATGCAATAATTTTAGTAAAGTTATGCCTGCTACTTGTAGGGTCGTATACGTGAAACTCACCGTAGGCCCTTCCGGTAGCGCATGTTGCTATAGTAACCCAACCAGCAGTGGTGATTGATAAGGATCGTTCAGTGCCGATTGCGGGGGCTCCTATCTCAGACGGGGTCAATGCTGCAAAACCAAAACTGGTTGCACTCAGCGCTTTCATAACATGGCCAGTTGTCAGGTCGGATACTGTATGCGCAGAGCTTACTAATCCATGAGCTGCAGGTGTAAATGTGCTCGGCTTGTCTGTGATCCCTGACCAGGGATGAGTATGAGATGCAGGAGCAACAGTAGTACTTATATCTTCAGTTGTTAAAAGTCTTTTCCAATTTCCCCAAGAGCTACCTGGTGGACCTATACGATTATAAATACCTGACGAACTAAATGCTAATTCGTGAGCATGACCGCCAGTCGCATCATTCCAACCAAAAACACCCAAAACGGTGCTATATGTACCGCCCCCAGGTACGCCAATTGTTGAATTAGTCTTAAAATTAACTTTAAGCGCTCTATTATAATCACTTGTAGTTGTAGCAACGTCGCGAGTATCAGGTACTCGCAACGATGTATGAGTGTGATCCAAAGACGCTTTACCATCCAATACCGATTGCAAACCAGTTATTTTGCTAATCGACAAACTGGGCAAATCTGCCTCTTCAAGAGCTCTTCGGGTCCAACTTGATCCATTCGACACCATCACATGCCTATTGCTGTGAGTAAGCCCTGCAATTGCAGTTAAATCAGTGTCAAGGGGCTGTTTGCCGTCAAGAGTAGTTTGTAAACTTGTGACATCTGCTATAGCATGCGTATGTGCTGCTGGTGCAAATACACTGGGTTTGTCTGAAATCTCAGACCACGCATGACTGTGCGCTGATGGTGTAAATGTGGAAGGTTTACCGGCAATCTCAGACCAGGCTATTGCGCCGAAACCGTAGGTTGTAGCACTTAATGCTTTAAGAACATGGCCAGTTGTCAGGTCGGATACTGTATGCGTGGAGCTTACTAATCCATGTGCTGCAGGTGCATATGTGCTGGGAGTAGTTGATTGTATGTTGCCCCAAGCGTATCCATCTTCAGATGTTAGCACTTCAAAAGACCATCCATCTCTACTAATAGGTCCATCTGTGATTACATCAATATCAATAATCACAGGGAACGTCGTGTAGTCTGTCCATGTTGTAGTCGTATTTCCCAATAGAATACAACACCTCGACCCATCGTGAGTATATCGCACCTGATTAAAATAAGGATTACCTTCAAGAAAGTGTCCTCCTTGCAGATACCATCTCGAATCTGGACTATACGCAAAGCCGGAGCCTACATACCTCCACGAACCGTAATGGTTGAAATTGTTAGAATACGCATAGCCTCTCATTTCAAACCGATAGCGCACATTATTCCAACTGCTTGGCAAATTGATTTTGAGAGTACCGGTTATACTATGTGTAACACCAGTAAATCTTATTGTAAAAACAGATCGATAATTATACACATTATTCGACACATGATTCTTGTCAAGTTTGCCGTCAAGGGCAGTCTGCAAACTTGTGACATCTGCTATAGCATGCGTATGTGCTGCTGGTGCAAATACACTGGGTTTGTCTGAAATCTCAGACCAAGGATGAGTATGAGCCGAAGGTGCTGCTCCAATATCAGCACGCACTTGAGCGGCGGTTCTGGTCTTAATTGTATTTTCTTCGTGAGTAAGAAATACTGATGCTGCCGTTGATTTAGCAGGTATAACATTAACTGTCAAATCTGTATTCAATATGGTATGTCTAGAACCACTACCATAATCTTGAAATGTAGCTAAATCAACAAAGGTTCCTGGACTAGCGTTATCCTCCGTTTGAATTTTTATAGGAACATTATATGTAGTTCTAATAACATTATCAGCTCCAACAACACCTAAAGTCATCCCATCGTTAGCATCAGAAGAACCACTCATCGTATTTGTTATTTGTATTAAACAATTTCCTGTAGACGGTTCATGAAAATGAGCTTTATTTTGTGGCGTGGCTATATTTACACCTAGTTTATTATCATTATATACAAACGTGGTACTATGTGAAGCACTACCTTCACTATCTGCTATAAACACACAGTTTTCAGGAGTAACAGATGAACCACTTGCATCAGTTAAACACTTCTTTAAATTACCAAGAAGATCACTATAACCAAATTTTTTCTGATCTGTTATCAAACATATTTTAGCTATTCCAATGTTTGTATTAAGATAAGAATAAACATTATTCTTTAATGTTATTTTAACAGCGGTTGATCCTGGTTCGTTATAAATATTAGCCATCTAATTTACTCCTAAGTTATATCCTGATATAATGTAGTCGAATCGGTAGTATCCTGTAACAAAGTCGTACTATCGGTAGTATCCTGTAAATTATAAAAATCGAGATCTATAACAGGATTAAACGTCACTGATAAAGGTGCTAAACCTCTTATCTTATTAGCATAAAAATCAACTTCAAAATTAGGCATTTAACCCCCAAAATATATATCCTATTATTGGATCGTATATACTTGACATATTTGGCTGCATTTTCTTTAATTCATTCATCATCTTCTTTGAAGCCAAATTTTCTGAAAAGATATTACCATCAAACACTCTTAGTGCTGGTTCGTTAGTAATCATTATATGATCCCCATTTTCAAGAGATCTAATACTACCGTAAGCAACAACGCCTATATTATCATCAACAGAAATATTCTGTGTTAATATAGGAACTACGATACCGATATCAGATAAATCCAATTCATCATATGATGACATCAATACATATCTTGTTGAATTAAACCCATAAATAACAAGTTTGTCTCTGAGTAATTTTAAAAAGCGTATCCCATCTTTGGTAATAAACTGTTGATAAACTGGATGATAATAACCTGATATATAATCATATTCTTCTGTTAGTTGAGAATAATAAATATTTCTATCATCTCTAAGAGCAGTGAAAACAAAGCCGGATGAAATAACTCCTATATTACAATTAGGTAAATTCTCATACAATCTCTGATAACAAGTATAAGAAGTTATTCTTGATCTTAACAAATCATCTGTTATTGTATCGTTAAATGACCTGGATGTAGGTTTCCAGCACCCTGTTATATATGTATCATCAAGTTCTATATCTTCAGCAAAATAAACGTGGTTATCTAATATTTCTGAAACGTATACATAAACGCCATTATCCAAGAAAATCTTATCACCAACAGAAATATTATTAATGGCAGAATAGTCTGTGTTTAAAGTGAATCCACCAACAGTGTCATCATAATTAAAATAATTACAGTGGGCGGCTCCTAATGATACGCACGTTTTCTCTACATAAGGTAGGCTATCAGCTATCACACAGGTATTATTCTCTTCATCAACAGTCATAATCACTGTGTTATATGATGTATCTCCATAGTGAGCGTTTATAGTAGATCCTACATCATACTTACTCAAACTACCTCTAATGACAATACATGCAGTACCATTAAAACTAACTTCTAATGCCTTACATACTGGTACATCAGCTATCCATACATATCTTGATGGATTAGTAGCAGTACCATCAGTTTTATTTAAGCCAACTTCACTGACATCTGTAGTTCCCCAAATAGTAAATACATCCCAATGCTTTTCTTTAACTTCACCAGCAGGACCATCGATGTTTGGAATGGTTAAATTACCTATAGTATTTCCATTTGAAGGAGATATAGCATCATCCATCCAATATTCTGAGTAGTCTATACAATTACTGTCTGGTGCATTTGTTCCACTGTCTATCAATAATCGACATCCGTTTGTTAGTCTATCTCTATTTTGACCAACACCGGATATTTTTCCAAGACCATAAATATATCTTCTACAATATGTACTCGTATCTGTTTTATCTACTCCCGTTAATTTATCCTGTGGAATCAAAGAGTTTATTTTGTAATAAAAATAAGTCTCGTTTACATTGATGTTTAAATCAAGTCTATAAATACCACCCTGATTAAATATCAAAAGATAATCATTATATTCGTCTATTGTAGAAATACTATTTTCAAGAGTCTCCGTTGATTCGCATATAGCTTTTTTCCACTCCGAAATAAATATATCAGATGATATATAAATATCACTACCTAACTGAATCACTATTTTTTTAAGTGAGTTATGGAAATAAATCCCATTCAACTGCTTTCTTATACTGATAGTACCTATATCAAGTATAGTTTCATCTGTTGATATCTGAGTTACTACATTATTTTCATCTATGAAATTTATGATCTTTTCATTTATACCATTCTCATAAACTATAAAATCACCTATGTTATCCTCAGACCATACATATCCAGATGTCGTAACAGTTCTATTATCAGTATCGGCAACTAAAGACACAATAAGAATATCATCAACAGTTGTGGGTAGTGCAGCATGTGGCACTCCTGTAGAATAATCCCCCCACCGCTTACTCCCACTTCTACTAACAAGCTCAGACCCTTTATTAATGAAGTTCTTTAACTCAGCAATACCATTATCAGGGATAGACGTTCCTGGGATATCTTTAAATACACCAGCAGAAAAATCTCTCTGTTCACGAGTGATAAATCTTTCTGATTCCTGTCTACTCATCGGTCTGAATGATTTGCTACTCACATTAATATCCTCTATACTTGGTATTAGCAACTCTTGTGTGGTTATCGCTCATCTTCTTTAGTAAGTCCGGCAGTAATGTTTGCATGAATATACCATCATACCTGTCAGACTTACCACTACGAAACTTCTCTATTAAACCACACAACCCTTCATATACATGAGATAGATGATAAGCATCAGGTACTTCCAACTGAATATTCTCAGTATCCAACTTAACAGGAAATCTATAACATCTGACATAATAATCCTGTGATGCAGGATCTTCTTTAAATATTACTTTAGCAGATGAAGACGGAGTTTTATCAAGTAACATACATTCGATTGGTTCGTCTTCATTGATATATACAGACACAACTCTCCATATTTCAGCATCAAAACCGTTGGTGGAATCAATAGTATATTCATACTGACCAGAAGTAGTTGTCAGTATAGGATCTTTCCCTGTGGATGGATCATACACCTTCATCTGATTGGTAGGACTCTGTGTAAAGATAATACGCTGAAGTTCATTCAAGAACTCCAGCAGCATTTCTCTACTCCAATCAGGGAACTGCTTCTTTGCTAAACTAATCAGTGATTGGGTCTGCATCTTCTACATTGTCTCCATTAAGGATCTGTTCTTTTCTTTCTTTAGGAATATGTCCCTTAACACGTTTACCGACATATTCTATTTTCTTTCCTGTCGCTTCAGCAAGGGCTTCCTCTAATTCTCTTTTTCGTTTCTCAAGTTCTTCAAGTTTACGCTCAGTTGCCTTGATCTTATCTTCAGCTTCCCTCTCACGTTTTGTTTTCTTGATAATAAACTGAACCTTTTCTGCTGGTTTGGTTGATATTCCTGCTTCCTCAGCTTCTTTCATCAACTCATCCTTGATCTTCTTATCGACAATCCTAAACCAGTTGTTAGAAAATGAGTTAAGTAGTTTCTTTCGGTTGTATTCAGTGTCAAACACGTAACCCCAACACCGACCACTTCCATCAGGGTAGAACTTGATTGGTTTATCTACCCACTCTACATTGACAGTCTCAGCAAAGAAATCTCCATCATCAATCACTTTAGGATACTGGTATCCATATACTTCAGGTGATGTTGCTCTTGGCTGACCGTCTCTAGGAATCCACATCAGTTCAATCAGGTCAATACCTGTGGATACTGATATATCTACAAATTTGGGAACATCTACATCCCCACCATTAGTTAAACTCTTACTTGAAATCATAATACTTCCTTTCTTACGGAATTTATTAATAATAAAAGGGGAGGGTAATCCTCCCCATAAATTAGCTCCGAATTACTAAACTTGGAGCCGAAAACAGCAATGTAATAGAAGAGAAGTTTTTCTTGTTGTTGTTAGCAGCAGTATCAGTATCCCAATATGCTGTCTGAATACCTCTCTCACAGAATACTGCTTTACCAGACTTTTTCTTGTAACCATCAGCAGCAGTTTCAAAGTGCTGTGGAGTTACAGTCCAGTCAATGATTGCACCAGCACCCATGAGGAAACCAACGTCCCATGACGGATTAGAAGCCACATCATACACAGTTTTATTACGTGCATCCTGATTACCGGGGTTTACGTATTCAACATTATGTGAATCATCTGCATAATTGTTGGTACAGGTGATTGTAGGATATCTCATATCTTCAATCACCACAATGCTACCGATACGACCAATGTATCCAGGGAGATTCATTTCCTCAGATGACTGATTGTAAGTTTTAGCCCAAAAATCTCCAAGTTTACCTTCTGACAGTCTCTTCAGTACGAGATACTGAGAAGAAGGCAGAAGCATAACATATGAAGACTTTCCTCCGATAGTAACAGGAGTAATACGTTTGATCTGTGAAGCATACAGTTCAAGAGCACCGAAGTAGTCAAGATCAATGTTAGCATTCACACCATAAGATCCACTTGCAGCAGCTTCCAGAGCATCATTGATATGACTACGGTAAGTAGTAGCATTTGTACTGAATTCTGGCTGATCAACCCATTCAGTGTTGGGGATGTAAAAGTTCTTGTTGTAGTTTTTTACGAGATTAGTACCAGCACCTGTAAGAACGTATCCACATCCTTCAAGGAGTGCTTCATGATACTGACGATCAGCATCTTCTTTGTACCACTTTGACATTGCAGGCTGAAGTTCGTTGTAGTAACCAAGTGCCTGAAGCTCGTTATAATTCATACCCCAGTGTTCATAAGCAACACCGTATGAGTATTCATTATAGTAAATCTTCATGTAGCTCATGGTTGTCTGACGTTCTTTACCTTCCTGTACACTGTCAGTACCATATTCGGCCTGACCAACAAGAGGATGAATCATAGGCATGATCTGTGTACGTGCTCCCTCGGTTTTACCTCCAGAGATACGCAACACACAAGCATCAGGCAAAGCCATCTTTTTACCAGTGAAAACAACGTCTGTTCCTACATCTTCAAACACACTGTCCAGGGTGGATTCCACCTGGAGTTTACGGTTAAGCAGTTCATACTTAAGACCAGTTTCAACGTCCATCTGTGCAAGGGTGTAAGGACGTGCGGTTGATGCGGTAATGTTACCATTAGTTACTCCACCAGGGAGTATCGGGACTGATAGGGTTGAGGTTCCTACCTCAATGACACTAGACATAATTTACTTCTTTCTTTTTACCAGAGTTTACGTCCCCTGTAAACAGGAGCATCGTAACCCATTGCAATAGATAACCGCTTAAATTCATCCAACTTTACAGGATCATTAATTATTGCTTTAATATCTGTATTTAACAGAGTATTCACCTGATCTTTAGTATACCCCTGCTGTACAACCTGACCACTCATGTTAGAAGGAAGTTCTACAGCACCACCATTAATCTGAGATATCTTCTTAGCTATTTCCTGAGAAGATTTCCTTCTCATATTAGCAAGTTCTTTCTCACGATTCATGACGTAGTATGCTTCTTCAAGTGAACGATAAGTAACTCTCTGACCCTCATCATTCATAATTGGATTTTCTTTACCGGTTACCGGATCATATTTTACACCACGTTTCATATCGTACAATTCAACAATAGCCTGATACTTATCATAATCTGCTGGGGCTTTGATACCTTTTTTATCAGCGATTTTTTTGTAATCCCCACCAGCAAAATAATCTGCTATAGCCTGTTCAAGCTCAAATATACTTTTAGCTTTAATAGCCACAGCCATATCATTTCTAAACTGCTGATATTGACGATCGACTTCTTCGATATCCACGGTTGTTTTTAATTCTGGATACCGATTCTGGAACTCTCTGATTCCACCATACAGCTTGTCTCGTTGACGTTTTTCTTCTTCTTCACGAGCTTTGCGCTGTCTCTCTTCCATGACGACTTTAAATTCTTCACGAAAGGTTCTGATTTCCTCTTCAAGTTCCTTAACCTTGGGATGATTAGAACCAAACTCATTAATGAGTGATTCCAGGCGATCAACTTTCTCCCGTGTACCTTTAGCATAATCAGATATAAACTCCTCTTCGGAATCATCTGTATAACTATCGGTAGTTGATTGCTGTTGCGTTTTTGTCTGTTGCAACTCAGATAGCTCTTTTAGTTTCTTTTCCAGTTCTAAGCGAGCTTCTCTTTCTTTCTTTATCTCCTCCTCTTTCTGTTTAGCAATGAGGAGTTGTTTCTTACGTTCCTCTTCGATCTGCGCAGCTAATTCTTTCTCTTTGAGGAACTGTTCGTATTTACGTTTTCTTTCTTCTTCCTCAGCATCAAAATCAGGTTCAGTGACAGTTTCACCTTCTGTCGATGTTTCAGTAACAGTATTATCAAGTGTTGTTGGTTCCTCATTAGAAACCTCCTGCTGTTTAACTGATACATTACCTGACAAAAAAGCATTGATCATCTGAAGATCTTTTTCTTTATCACCAGTATATGCTCCCTGTCTGATTTCTTCTGCTGTCATTTCCATTGGTTCGTAACCCATAATTCTCTCCTGACTATTGTGTCATTTAAACGATTAAATAAATTATTGTAATCCCATAGCTGTCATATTATTACCCTGCATCTGAGCATTAGGATTACCCTCTGCCATAGGAGGTCCACTCTGCTGTCCTCCACCCCCACCCATCTGAGGAGCACCACTGACAGGTAATTGTGGCTGACCTAACTGCATCATTTGCATCTGCATTTGCATCATCTGAAGATCAAGACCCATAATTTCAGCCATTACTCGTTTTCTAACAAGATCAATTTCAAGCTCTGTATCTTGTTCAGTAATGACCTTATCTTCTTTGGATTTATTGATTGTGTTAACTGCTTTACCAGCAGCTCTCGCTCTCTGGATAGGACTCTCAGGTCCAAGAACTCTTAACAGTTCTATATTGGTAGCTCTATCCATCAATCTGTTAGTTTCACCTTCGGGAGACTCAGTAACACACACCTTCATCCTAGGTAACTGTGATATATCATTCTCCAACACCTCGCCATTCAGTGTTACTATTGGCTTATTGATCTCTATAGTTTTACCTGTACTTGGTATAGTTATCATCCTATACACCCCACTATAGAGTTGTTTAGCCAATAAGAAATAAGCCTCACCCTTATCATTCCAGTGCTGTTGTATACGATTCTTCATCAGTGTGAGAGCTGTTTCAGCTTGTAACTGTCTACGTGCTAACAGAATACCCGATCTATCCTCACTACCCTCACTTCTACCATTCATAGCAGCAGGTGTTTTACTGATGAGATCACTCATCTCAAGCATTCTGGTTATTTCGTTTACAATTTGAAAATCTATCTGATTCTTAGGGAGTTGAGCGAAATAATTTCTACCAGAAGCAAGTTTGTTTGGAGCCGACCAGAATTTAAAATTGGGTGTGTTCCAGTTCTCTTCTATCTGTTTCTTAGCAAAATCATCATTATCAACTATCTCAGGGTCCATTGCTACCCCACCACTAGCAGATGTGGCGATCATAAAATCTACCTGAGATTCACGTTTATTATACGTCTCCTGAATAGACTGTAGTAACTCTGGAATACCTCCATTAATACCATTATATCTCCTGCAAGATCCAGGAAATATGTCAAGTCTACCGATCTGTATTTTTGATTTTTTATCTTCGAGGACTAAGTTTCTGCTAATTTGAGGACATATTGTAGTAACATAGAGGATATCAACTGGTTCTGTTCTTGTAATTGGATCTAATGAAACATCAACTCCATTTGTTATCATCCATTGATGGATATATGCTTCATCTTCAATATCAGGAACTTGTAACATATCTCCGTTAGAATTAAAAGCAAACTCAATCTTTTTCTTTTCTCTCTCAATATGCTTAAACTCTATTACTCTATATTGATCACCAAACTGTTCCGTTAAGCTGAAATGAGGAATTCCTTTAGTTTCATCCTGTTGCTCATACTCACTATTCTTACCTTCCCTCATTTTCAAATAAAAATCAATCTCGTCTGAATGAGCTTCGTAAGTTTCTTTGATCTGCTTAGGGGTGAGATATGCTACTTTCCATGCTCTTTTTAAATCCCATGTATCATTACTTAACCAATGGGGGTCTAATATACAATGACCTCTCATTATGGGTCTGAAACCTATACTACCAAGAGGATCGTACCTGTCGGATATATAGATCTCTTCTATGCCAATGTGAACAAGAAAATCTACTAACCACTGTTCATAGGATTGGTTCCAGTTCATCATCTCTTTATCACGCATCATCAGATCTGCCATAGCTCTTGTCAGATCTGAGTGCACACCGTCAAACGGTTCAAATCCTATATCATAGAAGTTCTTTAAAAACGCTCCGGCGATGGTCTCTACTTTCGGTTGTATGATATTACCCTGAAACGGATTACGTCCCTCTTTCTTCATCTTAGAGATAATATCTTCATCCCACTGACCATTGTTAAATCCAGTAAACATCTTCCAAGCCTTGGATTCACGCTCATGTTCTTTATAAGCATAATCTAAAGCTATCTCAAACTCAGTGGAAACATAGTCAACTATTTCAGCGGATTCTTTTACGCCAAAGAATTTCTCACTACCATCTTCTTTAGGACGTTTATTTAAAAAAGGCAGGAAACTGGTTAGCATCTCTGGAAAGGGCATTATACTACAGCTTTCACTTTATTAACAAGATCAAGCCTCTCACTTTTAGGTAGCAGCTTCATCTCAACATTCATATTCTCGTGAATAGCTACCTTATAGTGAGACTTGCAATGAGAGCAATAAATATAAATATATTCTTCGTCAAATGAAAAAAGTAATCTACCACAATGATCAAATTCACCATGAGGTCTATCACCAGGGCATCTAACAGAAACAATTTCAGATTTACGCTCCATATTACTAATATGTGGAAAAAAAGTATAGAAGTCAAGAACTTTCTACATTAACAACCAACTTTTTTCATCTTTGACAGATTTGAATCCTGTAACACCTCTTTTATCAACGTATGAACTCATTACCATAGGTAACTCCATATGTGTTATTTTTCTTTTTAAGAATGAGGTTATCAACGTTAGAGCGTAGCATAGTCCGTATTCTCTCTCCTGTTCAACACGTTTATTGTCTATCTTCCATCCAGATAATTGCTCTATGGTCTTAACACACCCAGGATTAATGATAAGACGTTTCTGAAGTGTGAGAGTTATCAGGGCATCTATTCCACTCATCTCATCGTAGTTATAATTCTCCGTCAGTCTAACACCATATTTACTATACTTGATATCCAAACCATCAGCTTTCTTACCAAACATCCTGTCGTTGCCAATGATCTTAGTTAATCCCTGATGCTGAAGTATATTCATAGCTACACTAACAACTGAATCACCTGACAGGAACTCATCATAGATATACAACCGCCTACCGTCCCATGCTGTGTATGCTACTGATACTGTCATATCCTTACCGTAGTATACAGCCCCGTATCGCTCTTCTCCTACGTAATGGAGGACTTTAACCGTTTGGGGGTCTAATACATCCAGTTTCTTTAGAACTGTCTCTTCAGGTGTTTTTTGTGCGAAACAGAGGACTAAAGCATCTGCTCTGTCGGGGGAGGATTTGAATTCTTTCTTGTACTCGGATTTGGGTTCTATCATTATCTTACCAGATGGAGATAAACGCCATCTTCTACTTGATAGTTCTTCTATAAGATGCTGATCTTCAGGTAAACCCATTATATTAATTATAGACTTGACGTTACCCCACATAATCGAAGCCTCATTCTGATACTCATTATTACCAGCCCCACCAAAGTTACATGGAATAACTTCTATATTATGAGATCTATCAGTTTTTAATATGTCAACTACACCGCCTCCGACACCACTATCATCAACTTTAATTCTGATTGTACGTTCATAACCAGTTGCTTTACGTATCTCTTCAACAGTATCTAATGCTAATTGTGCCGTTTCGACAACACTACTTTTTGCGAGTGTTTTTGCAGGATATACTTTGTAACCATGTCTCCAGTATAGAACCGTTAGATCATCACCAAAACGAGCTACGTCTAATCCTATCTCTATCTCACCGTTAGGTTGAACCTCTTCCCATCTATCTACTGCTGCGTGTACACTTGAGAGCTCGATAAAAGCGTCTGGAGAACCTTTTGGGAACTCACCATTAACCATCACTCTAAACAAGTCATGGTGACGGCCATACTTCTCTTCGTAGTATTGAATCTGATCTTTTTTAACAAATGGAGACTGTTCTGCATCAAATGTTAAAGTAACCCATCTCTTTTTTAACTTCGCATTATTGAACACATCATAAAAAGGACCGGATGTTCTTGTGGGGTTTCCGATCAACACAAACTTGTTATTTCTACCAGTTAGTGTTGAGTCGAACGCTTCAAATATCTCTTCTTTAACACCGCTGGCTTCATCCATGATAATTAACATATTATCAGCATGGGCGCCCTGAGCAGCATCAGCATCTTTCGCTGTCCTAAGTAAAGTGAAATGATTCTTAGGAGATTCCTTTAAATACATCGACTTTTCTGTTATCTCATATATCGGTTCAACTAATGATCGAGATAACCATAGAGAAAGTTCGGTCCAAAGAGCTGTTTTTAGGGTTCCATAAGTGGGTGCTGTACAAAGAACCTTCGGATTTTCAAAACAGTCCATGAACCATAGGACTGCGTGCACCACAAGGGCCGTCTTCCCTGGTCCTTTCCCCGACTTTATAGCAACACGATCATTGTTTTGTATCGCTAACAAACCTTCTTTCTGTTGATCAGAAAGAAACCACTTAGGATCATTCTTGAATACAATATCCTCTGAATGTGCTATTATATTCTGTTGATAATAAGCAATTGATTCTACAGTGAATAAATTACTGTAGAATATATTTTTTCGTTTTTTATTGTAATTCATGCGTTTAACTGTTTAAACTACTCGTCACTATCTTTCTTCATCTTCCAACTCGGTTTATAACTGTTAGGGAATATCCTATCCCAATCTTCTTCACTAATACTCTCAAATGTAACTGTTGGTTGAAAATTGAATCCTCCATTCATTAATTTTTTACCAGAAGATCTGCCTCCATACAGCCCCTTCTTCCCACTACTTCTACCCCCCAAACCACCGTATCCACTTTGTATCTTAGCCATTTAACATATCCTCCTCGAAATCATCAAAGTTACCTTCGATAGCCTTAGAATCATCAATATAGAATCCCAGGTTGATATTAATAATCTCAGCAAGGTCCATGATATCCACATCCTCACCACAGTAACCAAACACGTAATCTGCTATCTCTTTAGCACAGTCCTTAATAAGTCCACTCTTAAAATCTCTCATATCCTACTCCTTAACTAAAGTCTCCATCCTTCTACTTCAACAAGATATGGACATTTGAATAATTCATCGGGTGTAACCAATTCACCAAACTTCAATCTATCCTCATCCATTCCATCGATCACTAGATTGTCGAGAACTAGACGAGAACATATTTTATCTTTCTTATTAGTATCTTTAGCCAGCTTGTTAATTATTGGTAGATTAGCAAGTAGCTCTTTAATGTCATAACCAAACCGTTGTTTCTGATGCCATGCTATCATACGATCTCTAAACACATTCCGTTTAAACTCAGTATCATAAACATGACAATACTTATTTACACGCTTGATACTAACTATATTTTTAGATCTAAATGTAACTGGCACGGATATTTTAAAGTCCTCTTTACCTTTAAAGTCCTTAGTCATCTCAACACGATAGAAATGACCGTCATTGAATGTATTCATCAACTGTCCACAATGTGACACTTTTGACTTAGTAAAAAACCGAATCAACCCACTCACGATATTCTTTTCAGCAGTGAAGAATATATCACCATCTTGAAGTACCGATTCATTTATTTTCATAAGATTTTAGGCGCAGGAAACCGCACGGGCTTGCCCTGCGGAGGAATGCGCCTGCCTCCTTTCAGTTAAAGTTGTTGTTCTTGCACTTAATCTTTTACAATTTTTCTTCACGTTTACTGACGGATTAATTATCTTACCTTCTAAATCAGATATGGCAAAAAAGCCAGTGCTACGCTTGCCTTTTACGAAGCCAATACCGTTTGGTGTTTTTATATAATCAAACTTCCTCAATCCAAACAATTTGCCAGTTGGTATTTTCTTTTCACTTCTACTACCTTTTGTTTGCTGGTAGTCGCCTTTAGCAACATGCTTCTTGAAATGAACACTATCAGACAGCTCAACAATCTCACTTTCCTCACAGCATATTGCTACCGCATCAAAATAGTGGGTTTTAGGCAGCCCTAAAATCTGTTCTCTCTTGTACTTTGTCTCGTACCCAAACGTCTCTTCAAAATTACCAAACTGCTTCTTGAGTTGAGATTTTACAATACCAACTTCAGTAGCGTGTTTTGTTTTGCTTCTTGTTCCTTTGATTTCAAACTCACCCTTGTGCAATTTATCGTGGCAATCTGAGCACAAAACAATCAGGTTATCTGGAGAATTTGTTCCTCCATTGCTTTTAAACACAACATGATGAACGTGTAACTTGCCTTTCTTTGTTTTGCATTTCTGACATTGGTATCCATCACGATGCAAAACATATGCCTTTACATTGTAGAAGTCTTTTTGTTGTCCTTTTTGATACTGCCATTTGCCTACATCAGGATTGGAGATTTTGTGAATATCAAAACTTGCTGTTTCTACCTTGAAGGTAGATACAGGCAGTATCGACTCAACAAACTTCTTTTCCCTCAGATGGGAATCAACTTTTGATTTAATGCTTGGTGCAAGCCTTCCCTCTTCTCGCATAGAAGCTCTGTTTTGCCAACGGGCTTTTCTGTATCTTGTTTTCCTCCCACGTCTGTTCCTACGATACATTTTACGCTGTTCCATCTTCTTAGAAACATCTTGCCTAATTTGTACTTCTGACTGATAAACCACTTTACCATTTGCAATGGCAGCACAACCAATAGTTTTGCTACCCGTGTCCATTCCCGCTACTACTTCTTGTTTATACTCAGTGGTATCTACAAGAAGTTTAATAGTAAATGGAGTTCTCCTAATGCACTTTGCTTTGCCTTCTTTCAGTAACAATCTTGCAATTACAGGTCTTGTCGGCATCAACGGTTGTCCTTCTTTGTTTAATACATAAACTTCCATCAGTTAAATCCTCCTGTAAACAGGGTTATGCGTATTTCCAAGTTCGGAGTTCTTGGAAAATCCGACCTCACCTCGACCAGATATGGAAAGGTTTAACGATGCAGACACCGCTCCTACCATCACAGAGCTTTTAATCTGCATCCGAAGAGGAAAGTGCTGGTGCGACACACTTTCGTTCCTAATTTCTTTCCTATCGTTTACTAACAACCTTACCTCCTGTTAGTGGTCTGGTAACCTTGTGGCTTTCTTTCAAAAGCCACGGGGCTTGCCCCGTGGTAGGTTACACAACTTCCTCTTTCTTAAATTCAACTACGTTAGGTGACTCTTTAGTCTGTTGTTTACGTCTCTCAAACGCTTCTCTTGCCAACTTAGCAGGATCTTCACGCTCATCAACAATAACCTCACGCTTACCAAACATATCCATGGTCTCACCGATCTTTGTCAGTGCATTAAGTCTCACATTACCAGCAGTAGCTTCATCCTCAACTAATCTCTTCAACCATGATAGGACATACAGTTTATCAACAATTAACTGGTTGTTAAGATCTTCACGCAGTTTAGTGATAAGTGTGAGTACCTTCGGGTTATCAAGGAGTGTTTTGGCTTGCTGCTTCCTTACCAGTGTTTCATAATACTCTCTGGTACGTTCATCGTAGTCATCATAGTTACCAGGACTATAACCAGCCAACTCTACAGCGGCGGGGCCGTTAAGGTTAGTTACGAAGACAAAGAAAAAAGCAAACTTGGTTTGCATTTCAGTAAGTTTGTATTCTTTCGCTAATTGTTCAAAATCCACAGACTGAACATCTTTTAAATTCGACGGCCTTTTAATAGGCTTCTTTGTTAGAGAAGCCTTTTTCTTAGCTGGAGATTTACTACGCTTATTCATTGAAGAACGTCTCCCATATACCTTTAACCTCACACATATCTTCAACAGCTCTCCTGAACCCCTCATAGTCTGGCATCTTATCTGGACCTTTTGTAGCTTCTTTATCAGAAGTAGATGAGAGTCTGTCTTTCAGCTCATCAATCCTATTTTCCAGATCAGCAATCTGTTCTTTCTGACCTTCGATGGTTGAATCAAGGTCTTTTATATGCTCATGTAATTCATCTATGTAGTCGTTTTTTCGATCAATACTATTTTTCCAATACTCAACCTCAACGTCATGTTTTTTGTTACCCACAACAACCTCAGCTAACTTAGTTGACAGTTCTTCAATTTTATCATCCTTATCTTTCAACTTATCACATAGCTCCATAATAGCATCGTAATACTGTGAGTGAATCAGCTGAAGTTTCTCTGTTAATTGTTTGATCGTGTTGTTTTTCTCTTCTATTTCTTTATTTGTGACAGCCAATGCTGCATCTTTGATAGATAGTTCATAATCCTTTTGATGAATTATTAATTCCAATTCTATTATACGCAAATAATCTTCCATCACTCATCTCCTCAATGTTTAGCTCTGTTCTTACTTCTGTTGATTACTCTAAGATTGTCTTTACTATTGTTTTGTGGGTTCCCATCAACATGGTCCACCTCTTTGTCATCTCCCTTATGAACTTTACCTTCTTTTAAAGCTCTTCTCCTATTGGTATTTCTTTTTGCTCTATCAGATTTAGATTTCTCAGAAGCCTGAAACTTCTCATATTCGTCTTTGTAATTACGTTTTTTTGTCACTTCCTCTTCTCCAACCGTTTAAGTATTTTTGTCATCAACCAGGTGTGATAATAAGCAAACGTCTCCTCTGACTCACACACCATCTTAAC